TCGGACTGTGCGTGCACGAACGCCTCGACCTGGTAGTCGAAGAACTTCATGCCGACTATGTCGGACAGCGCCTGGATCTCCGGCGTCATGACTCCTCCTCGATCGAGGTGAGCGCGTTGGCGACGATGCCGACGAGGTAGCCGAGGTTCTCGGCCTCGACGTAGTACGTCTCAGGTCGCAGCGTCTCGGGATCGACGGGAGTCAGGGCATCGGATTCGAGCAGCGCCGTCACCGCCAGCGCCTCCATCCGCTCGCGTGCCTCGACCAGCTGCGCGAGGTGGGCGAGCAGGGCGTCGGTGAGGTGACGGGGCTCGTCGTACTCCTGCGAGATGCCGAGGCGGTCGAACTCCACGGCCAGCACCCCCGCCACCTTCTCCCACAGCGCGGTCACGGGGTCGGGGGCGGTCATGACAGCAGCCCGTAGCACTCGGGGCACAGGCCGAACGCGATCACCACGTTCACCGTGTCCTGCCAGATCCGCTGGACGTGGGCGCCGATGATGTCGTCGCCGGCGTACCTGCTGCACTTGTCGCAGGTCTTGTCCCACGCTGCCATCTGCAGCTGGCTCGCGTTCTCCGGTGGCTCGGTGAGGAACACCATCAGGATGTTGAACCCCTTGAACGACGCACCGTTCGTTGCCTCCTTGATCTGAGCCAGGCGCTGGTCGACCAGCGACTGCAGCCACGGCGGCTCGTTGTCGACGTGCACGTCCTCGTCACTCATCGCTGCACCCCGCCGGCTCCTCCCACACCACGGTGTGGAGACGCTGCCGCTTGGCGATGAACTCCTCCACCGACCGGGCCTGGATCATGTCCTCACCGACCACGGTGCGGAAGATGTCCATGTACCCGTCGATGTCGTCGGAGTTGTCCGAGTACTCCGGGCACACCTGGGTCCGCAGCATCTTGTACGCCGCCATCATCAGCGGCACCTCGCACGCCTGGATCTCGTGGCCGATGAGACCCGACCACATCTGTGCCACCCGTGCGAACGTTTCGATCGGGTCGCCGTACACCTGCTTGCGCTGCTCGATCAGCTCGTCGATCAGCTCGTCCTGCTCTGTCATGCCAGCTCTCCTTCGATTGGATCTTGCGAAAAATTTTTCTCAGCTCTTGACCTGCCAGGTCTGCCCGTTCAGGTGGTCACGCACGACGTCGGCCAGCAGGTGGTTCATCTGCTCGTCCTTCATCATGCCGAGCAGTGCGATCCGTGCAGCAGACCGCAGGTCCTGGTGGTGCGTGACGGTGCTGAACTTCCAGACACCGAGCAGCTCCATGAGCGGCCGGCGCACCACCTTCTTCACACCCATGTTGGGCAGCACGGTGCTGCCCTTGAGACTGCGGTACTCCTGCACCGCGGCCATCATCCTGGCGTCCGTGGCCAGGTGCGAGCGCGGGCGGTAGCCCTCGACGAACGTGACGGGGTCAGGCTCGTCGGCACGCAGGATCCAGTGGTCCACCTGGTTGGCGGGTGCCGGGCTTCCGTTGATGCCCGTGAACACACGATGCTCTTGCATGATCAGCTTCTCGTCCGGGTCGAACACCATGCGTACCACGCCTGTGTCCACGATGCCCGGATCAACGCCGACCACATGTGTAAGATGTTGCATGCTGATCTCCTTCGGTTGGTGAGAGCCGGGCCCGTCCTCCGTTCGGGCCCGGCTCTCGTCACTTGATGTAGCGGTACGCAGACTTCACCTCGGCAGCCAGCGGGAACGCAGGCAACCCGGGCAGACCATCGGACATCAGCTTCTCCAGGTAGAGCTCGGCCACTGCTCGGGTCATCATGGAGTCCAGCTCGGGCATGGTCGGTGGCACCCAGTCCACGACGATCTCGTCATGGAACTGGCCGACCACCTGCACCTGTGCATGAGTGTCAGCCCAGTGATGCACCCGAGTCAGCACCTTGAAGAAGATCTCACGGCAGAACGACTGGGTCAGGATCCCTGCCAGCTTCCCACCGTAGAGCTCGTACATCCGGTACTGCTTGGTCTTCGGGTCGGTGTACCCCTGCTTCCACAGGTTCCCCGTCTTCCGGTCGGAAGGCTTGAAGTACCTGACGTTCCTGCCTGCCAGGTGGCAGCCATGGAACATGCGCTTCATGATGCACGCACCCAGGCTGTCCTTCAGCATCAGCATCACCGAGGTCAGTGCCGTGTGTGTACTGCTGACCTGGTTGGACAGCGACGATGGCACAGGCTTGGCGATCATCTCGACGACCAGCCCGTTGTCCAGGTGCCACTGTTCGTAGCCCCCGCTGGTCACCACCTTGCGCAGCATGGTGTCGAGCACACTCCAGAACTCCACCGTCCTCGGGTTCGCATTCCGCCAGTCCATGACCAGCTGGCCTGCCTCACCCTCGGTCATCTCGATGCCCATGCCAGCAGCGAACCCGATCACTGCATCGGGCCCGGCACCGTACCCGCACGAGAGCTCGCCGACCTTGCCGGTCTGCCGCTCCGTCTTGGTCACGTTGCCCGGCTGCTTGCCGTAGATCTTTCCGGCCAGCACCTTGTACAGATCCTCACCACGGTGGTAGGCGTTCTGCTTCCACGCCTCACCTGCCAGGTACGACAGGCCCCGCGACTCGATGGATGAGAAGTCACCGACGATCAGCCGGCCACCCTCGTCACTGGACGTGAACACCTGCCGCATGTTCTCCGCCATCATCGTGTTGTTCCACTGGACTGCCTGGTCCAGCAGCTCGTCCATGTCGAGGATTACCTTCAGCCGCTTCAGGTTCTGCATCTGCACCGACCTGCCACTGGTGCGCAGCGTCTGCCCTGCACCGCAGTGCACGTACTGGTCCTTGACCCGGGGGCCAGCACCGTCGTCCACGTACGTGTCGAGGATGACCTTCAGCTTCTTCAGGCTGGAGCCACCGAGGACCTGCTTCGTGTTCAGCAGGTGGAGCACCTCGTCGTACTGGTCCACCTTGTCCTGCTGCAGCGCGCCGGTGTTGATCTTCTCGCGCAGACGCTTCGCCATCTTCTCGACGTGAGCCTCGTCGAACGACGTGGCCCTGATGCCACGCTTGCCACACCACTCCTTCATCTGCTTCAGACTGCGGAGGTTGATGTCGCTGTCGGCGTACGCCTGGTGGAACTCGTGCTCCGCCACCTCCATGTTCTCGAGGTAGCGACGTTGCATCTCCTCGACCATGGCGATGTCGACCGGCCAGCCCACCTGGTTCATGTCCATCGTGATGGACTGGTAGCCCAGCTCCGACTCCGTCAGGTAGGACAGGTAGTCGAGCGCGATCTTCAAGCCCAGCTTGGAGTCCAGCCGGCAGTACTTGCGGAAGTCCCGCCACTCATCCGGGTAGGTCAGCACGATGTCGGCCACGAAGTTCTCCGTGCCGTGCTTCTCCTGCCACTTGCCCGGCACCGAGAACAGCTTGATCAGATCCTTGCCCGACTCCTGCTTGTCGATGCCGAGCAGCTGGGGTGCAGCCGCCTCGAGATGCGACGACGCACCGGCAGCACGAGCCACCACTGCGGAGTCGACGAACCGATCGGACGGGTAGTCCAACCCCATCCACGACAGCACCGCCTGCTCGAACGGGGCGTTGTGCGCCACGATCCTCGTGCTGCCGATGGCCTCCCGTAGCTCACGGGCCACTGCCTTCTTGCCTCGCTCGACGATGTCCCAGTCCTGCTCCTCCGTACCCAACGAGTTGGGGATGGAGAGACTGGCGATCAACGGTGTGAACGAGTGGTGCTTGACGTACCTCGCCAACCCATGGGTCTTCAGGTCGCACGCACCGTAGGTCTCGAAGTCGAGACCAGTCATGAATCCAACGCTTGGCATGATCCCTCCTTCAGAGTCCGAGCATCTCGTCCTCGTCGACACCCAGCGGATACAGCAACTGCATCATCGCCGGGCACATGATGTTGCCCTTCAGCCCACGGCTGTGAGGGTTCGCACTGCAGAATGTGCAGTGCTTCGACGGCCCGAAGGTCACGTCGTTCGCCAGGATCTGGCGCTCCGCATCCTGCATCGCCAGCATGTGCTGACGCAGGGTGTCGGTGTCGATCCACTGCGACACCATGTTGTCCGCCCACGGCTGGTTGATGTGGATGGTGACACCCTTCGCTTTCGGCGCCAGGTGAGCGAAGCAGATCGCGTAGTAGATCAGCTGCTCGTTGTCCCACACATCCACCTTGAGACGCCCCGTCTTCAGGTCGATGACGTGGATCTCGTCAGCGGTGTACAGCACCAGGTCCACGGTGGTCTCCGGCTCCGTCTGCAACCACCGCGCCTTGATCTTCTGCTCGACCAGCACCTTGAACCTGCGTGTCGCACGGATGCCGGCCACGTACTGCAGCGCCCGCACCATGTGTGCGAAGTCGCCGTTGCCCAGCTCCTGCACCTTGGCGAACACCTCGTGCATGCTGGTGCCACGGTTCGCAGCGTTGTCCACCGTCCGGTCCTTGACCGGGTGGACGTAGCCGGGCAGCGCCACCTCCAGGTTGGCACTCGCGTGGCACGCCATCTGCCTGCCGATCTGGCTGGCACTGATCCGCTCAGTCATTGACTGTCTCCTTCTTCAGTGACTCGGCGATGGACTCGA